AAACCTAAGTTTAAAGCCATTTCTTCTGAGTTTTCAAATAATCCATAAGCAGTACCACCTTGTGCACCTGAAGAGATAGCAGCTAGCATATCATCAAAATCCAAAGCAGTTTGTCTATCTAGGAATAGCATGTTTTCTTCAATAGCTCCCTGAGTATCTAAGTTTCTAAGAATATCATCAAAGTCACCGATACCTGTAGCAGCACTAAAGCCAACCATTACGTTACCTCTATTCTGAATAGCAGCAAAAAGTCCTTCAGAACCATTTGCTTCAGTTTGAGGAACGATTGGAGAAGCAGCAGCAACAAGCTCAGCTTCAACACACATCATTTCTAAATAGTCTTCAAATCTAAGTCTTGTTTCAGACTCAGCTTTTAGATACCAAAGGTATCCAGAAGTTCCATCTTCCGTAGCAACTTCAACCCAACCTATTTGAGCCATATCAGAACCAGATACTGTGTATTTGCTTCTTACAATGATAGGATTGTTTTGGAATTGTGTGAAATTTGGATCAACACTTACGTAGCTAGTTCCAGCAACTAATGCAGGACCAGCAGCAGCGTTAGGTGTTGTAGATCCTTTTAGATATTCAGAACCGTAAACAAATATTTTTACGTTTCCTACTAATCCTGCAGCAGCAATAGTAGCAGCTGTATAAGGATCAACATTTACAGTAACTGGACCAGCACCAACGTTAGATGAAACAACTAAACACTTTACTTCTGCACCGAAATCATCCATCACAACGATAGTAGATCTTGGGGATATAACGTTAGTTACACCAGCAGGTATAGTAATAGCGTTAGCTGCACCTACACCAGGAGCTGCAAACGTACAGTTATCATAAGCAATATGTAATCTATTTTGTTCTGACCAGATTACTTGGTCACTTGTCATCGGAAGCTCAGCTCCTACCATTCTTAAGAATCCAGATAAAGTTCTATTACCGTATCTTTCAACCTCTTGTTCGTAGATTTCTGGCAAATATTGCTGTGCGAATGTTACTCCACCTCCAGCAAAATTTAAATAATTCGTAGCAAGTATTTGTTGTACCTGACTAGGGATTATCGTTCCAAATTGGGGATTTAAAGGCATAATTTTAAATTTTAATTGTTAAATGTTCGTTTAATTTTCAATTTTGATGAATCTGTTCCACTAATAGCTCTCACCTTTAATCCATCTATAAACACGTCCCCTTGGGCAACTTGCCTCGGCGCATCTTTAGCTGGGTTCTTGGATTGCTTGACCATGTCTTTAACACCATCAGCTTTCCCTTGTTCATAAAAGTGACTTGCTAATTTGTCAGCATTCATAGCAGCATATAAAGCTTTATGATAACCTGGAGTATCATTGATATTTCCTTCTTTATCAACAAATTTGTTAATAAAATTATTAATATCAGATTGACTCTTAGCTATTTTAGAAGGATCTTGAACTTTATACCTAAATTTTTTCTCACCTACAGAATAATCAAAACCTTTGAATTCTGTATCAAATAAATCTTCGGTCCGCTTTTGAAACGCTTCGTGACTTTGCTTTATAGTTTCTTGCTGTTTATTATAACGATTGAAAAAATCTGTAGCTTTTTGTTGTTCTTGTGTTACTCCGGGACGTTGTTTAATATCAGCATAATATTTACTTTTTAAACTTTCTAAATCCTTTTTCGCATAAGCAACTTCTTCTTTATAAGCTAGCTTTTTTCTACGTATATCTCTTTCTTCATCTACATCCTCATCTACAAGAAATTTATCTTCAATTAAGAAGTTAATTTCATCTTGTGATAAATGAGGTTTCGATTGCTTGTAATATTCATGTAATAAAGAATTGTCATCTAATTTGTCATAATCTCTATTAAGCTTAACATAGTCCTCTACTGTTCCACCTGTTTCGCTCATAAACTTTACAAGTTTATCAACATTTTGTGGTAGTTGTTGTGTTTCCACAACAGGCTCTTTAGTTATTTCTTGAATATTTTCAATTTTTTCTGGAGTAGTTTCTTCAACCTCTTCAATTATTTCTTCGATCGGAGTTTGCACCTCAACTTCTGCAACGGGCTCTTCCTTTGTATCGCTGACCCGTGTTCCTGTGTCCACTTTCTCGCCATCTCCGGTTCGTTTATCCACATCCACTGTCTCTGTTTTTTGCTCTTGAACGGCATCTGTTTTTGGTTTTGTTAAATCTACCTTAATAACATTTGATTTTACTTCATCTGTTACAGGTTTTGTTAAATCTACTTTTACTACTTCATTTTTTGACTTACTTCCTAAGTCTTTCATTTTTTTAGGCTTTGACTTTATTTTAAAGTCACCTTCTTGCTTGACCTCTACGGCCGCTTTTTGTTCTGCCATAATATAATATAATTAAATAATTAATAATTAAGCCATAGGAAACATTCCTTCTTGGCCTTTGTTTTCAAAATCTATAGGTAATAAATCATTATTTCTTTGATCTATCATTTCACTTTGTTGTGTTCCTTGGATTTTAACTCGTTTGTCTTTTCTATTTTCTATTTCTTTTTCTTTTCCTTGTTCTGCTTGCATTTTCATTTGCTCTAATTGCAATTGATAATTAAATTCTTCTGCCATTAATTGACGTTTAATTTCTGCTTCAGTTTGCATACGTTGAATTTCAAATTGGGATTTACCTTGTTCAATTTGTAATTCTTTTTCAGCCAATGCTTGTTGTTTTTGTAATTCTACTTCAGCTGCTTTTTGGGCTGCATCAGCATTTGCAGCTGCAGTTAATTGAATCTGACGTTCTTGTATTTGTTGATCACGTTGTTGTTTTTGTTTACGTTTTTGTTTTAATAATTGATTAGCCAATTTTAAATTACGTATCTGTCTAATATCTATTGCATCTTCTAAATCAATACCTCCGCCTGATAAAGCTACTTGAATATTTTGCTCTAATTGAGCTTTTTCTTCTTCATCGGGTTCTAAATCTAAAAATATACCAAAATCGTGTAAAGATAAATGATCAATTTCCCTTAATGTTTCTGTATCAAAAGTAGAAATACTTTCTTTTAAAGCATTAGCAGTTAATGGATATTCTAACATATCGCTAATTTTTTTAGCAATATTTTCACATGCTCTTAAGGTTAACCATAAGCTAGCGTTATTAATATGCTTAGTAGCAATATTAGATTGTTGCGCTGCAATTTTTTGAAGCCCTACTAAAGTATCTCTATCGGGTAAACTACCATCTCTAGCTTCATTTAATCCGGTTACATCTCTTATCATTTGTAAATAATAATTATATGTTTGAATTAAACTTTGGATCTTGGCTTGACCAGAGTTAGTAGCTAATTCTTGTACTGGTATTTTTCCTCTATTTAATTCACCATCTTGTGTTAAAGATCTCCCTACAACAGAACCTGTTTGGAAATACATATTTAATGCTTCAGCAGGGTTATAATTAGTCCCATTTCCAAGGTCTACTTCAGCTAATCCATCCATATCTAAAAATACGCCATCAGGCACTATTCTTGCTATAACTTGTTGAAGTTTTAAATGAGTTAATTGAATCATATCAGCAAACCCAGTGATTCTACTTACAATAGAATCAATACGCCCTTTATATATTCTTGGGGCGCAAATAGCATAATTCATTTCTACTTTAGTAGTATCAGCAAAAGGCCTAGTCATATTTTCAGCCATTTCCCATTGTAGCATTGTATTAGTTCCTAATACTTTAACACCTTTATATAAAACCTCTATAGTTCTACCAACTCTTTCAAAGTTATCATTTAGTGGTGGATTAAAAGTATCAGGTTTTTCTAATGCTTTTTCTAATCCATAAGGAGTTTCTTTTATTTTAAATACTTGATCACTATAGGTCTTATATTCAAAATACAATACTTGAATTGAATTTTCATCAAATGTTCCATTACCATATAAATAATTTCTATTTCCTTTTTGTTGTTGAATTCTTTCTAATTCATCATCTGGAATATTAGGAAATTGTTTTTTAAGTTCTGGTATTGTAACACCTTTTACTTCCCCTACATAATATATATCTTCAAAATTTGGATCTTCTGTATAAGAATATATCATATATGCTGGGTCTACATAATCTACAGTAATACCATTAGCTAAATTAAAATTAGTTTTACAAGCACCAATTCCGCAAGTAACTAAATCATAATTCATTCTACGTTTAATTAAATCAAATCTATTTTGATCTAATATTTGATTAATCGCTTCTTCTTCTGCAATTTCTATAGCTTGCTTATAGCTTAATTGCATATGAAGTTCAAGTTCTTCTTTAGTGGTAGGTAATTCTTCTTGTGATATACTAGTACGAGATAAATCAGAGCCTAATTGCTCAGTAATCTGTTTCATCGTGTCTTTAGCAAATATATCTTCTGCTAACATTTTAGCATAATTAGTTCTTTTATTTAAAGACTCGGGATCTTGTGCATAAGCATTTATATCATAATCTTTAGCAGAAATTCCATTAGCAAGAATATCTACAAATTTAGATATAATAGGCACGGGTTTCCAATCCAAATTAAGATAAGATAAATCGCCATTAATAGATAATTCATCTTTATATTTTTGAGTAGGCTGTTCACCTCTTGCATATAACCGTAATCTATTATAGTTATTCCATGTAGTTAAATATCTGTTACCATTAGTACGACCTTGACTAAACCACTCGTATTCAATAGCTCTAGCTACTTGTTCTCCATATTCCCAGCTTGATTTCTCTGCGTCACTTACTACTTGACTCGGAAAAGGACTATTAGTATTATAGTTTATCTTCATTTATTGTAT